GGGATCTTTTGCATGATATCTCTGAGAAATATTTAGTTCTCTGAAACTTGGTCGCTGCCCTCTATCAGTGTATATGCTGTCGGACTCATCAAAATTCTTGATGATCGTATCACATACTGATTTACTAAGAACACCAGAATACGTTCTAACATAGTCAATTAATTTAGTTGCCATAGCGAAACTCTTTAGCAGCAGCTTCGTCTATCTTACTCATTATTTCTTTCGTGAAATATTTATCTGGATCCTTAAGTATTGCAGAAGGATATACACTGCTATCACCAACAACGATCCTATTTCCTTTGCGTTCAAAAACTCCATGTTTTTCACCCAACTCCAATAATCCGTAATACCTGTCCAATCCACGATCATAATATAATCTGGTTTCAACATCTGAGTTCTCCTTTGTTAGTCTGGACTTGGCGGTTTTGCATTTGATAATATTTCCAATAACCTCCTTACCATCTTTTTCCTTCTTCTTTGATAGATATACAATTGTGCTTGCAGCATACTTGAGTCCACTTCCACCTCCCATTTCTTTAGTTGGAATATATGCACCAACTACATCGTATGTATGGTTGGTGACGATTAAAGGCACGTTTGCTTTACCTAATTTGAGGGTTAGCACACGAAAGATTGATTTAACAACTTGAGCACGAGTCATATCTCGTGTCTCTTTACCTGCCTCAGAGTCCTCTACTTCCTTAGAAGTTGATAACATACCAAGAGAATCTAAAACAAACATTAAGGGTTTGCGTTCTTTAGCAGTCTGATCGTTATATTTATCTAATATTTTGATTGCTTGTAATCTAAATTCTTGTACCGTTGTTACAGGAACGAGTAGCATACGATTAGAATCTATACCTCTGTCTTCAATCATCTGCTTAGATATAGCAGACTCAGACTCAAAGTATATGACACCTGCATCTGGATTAGACTCTAAAAAATGTTGAACCATACCAAGGCAAAAGAATGTTTTACCTGTAGATGTCTCACCTGCTATAGCAGTTATTTTATTATTAGGAATACCTCCATAGATTGATCCTGATAATAAAGCATTAAAGATATAAGAACCTGTGTCAATATATCCTGCAGTATCACCTGCAGATACACCTTCAGAGACTAATGATGCGTAATCATTACCAATCTCCTTAGCTATGTCCTTCAGAAAATTCATAAAACCATGTTATAAAATTAGAACGTTTCATGGCACGCTCAAACCATTTTGCTTCAGATATATCATCGAATATCTGATGCTCCTTTTTAGGTGTGCCGAATGCTTTTTGGTATTCGACTTTGTACTTTTTCATCCAAATAAAAATTCAAGTGATGCGATCTTCTCAGGTTTCCACCCAATAGTATCCATAATAACTTTTATTGGCTCCAAGAAACTCTTACTAAATTGTAGTTCATAGTCCACCTGTTTGTCAAGTCCAAATTCCTTAGGAAAAGTATTTGGAAACGAAATAACATTTTCTGATATCTTGTTAGGTGTCTTTAGATAAATGAATTTTATCTTTTCACCATCTTGAATCAGGGGATACTTGTGAGTCAATCGTTGTTTTGTATTATGGTAATTGTATAGTAATGCACCACGCACGTGAATGGGTGTACCTTTACTATAGATACTGGATTTGTTCGCCCACTTATTTATCCCATTACATCCTCTAGGAAATGCTATGTCTTCTATGGGCAATTCATTAAACTGCTCTCTGAATTGTGCAATAAACTCTTGTGCATCTTCTTCATCATTATTCATGATGACCTTGAGACACTCTTTAATTTTGTCACGACAAGCACCTGGTGTAGATGACTTGACCGCTTCAATACCCATGACTTTTAGTTTAGGTTCAGCAAATCTTACACCTTCTATATCCCATGCGTTTAAGATGTATCTCTTCTTCGCTGTCCATATACCTTTATTAGCAATGGTCTCACGTTTCATAAACATCTTTTGATCGTATGCGTTTACGTACTTTGCCAACGCTTCATAAGAACTCTCAATATAAGGCTCAAGTTCCATCGAACAGACCTTATCAATGAACCCAACAATGA